ACCCCGTCCTGGGAGCGTGGCCAGCGCATCAATGCGGAGTGGCAAGGATTTACCATTGGCCGCCGGGTGCCAGGGTTTACCAACGAGAACATCTGCGACGACGACACGCTTGAGGCGGTTGAGTTTGAGGAGGTCGGGATCGGTGTCGACTGGGGTGAGATACCCGGCAACACGGTCTGGTATCTCGTGGGCTGGAATGGCCACGCGGTCTACTTTCTGGGCGAGTGGTCGCCGTCCGACCGCATGACAGAGGCTGAGGAGGTCCGGGCAGTCAGGGCGGAGCTATTGCAGCCCTGGGGCGTCGACTTTGACCACGTCCAGGTAGGGCGAGGTGATTCAAATTCTGCCGGTCGACGTGGCGTGGCGGCCACCGTGAACAGTCTCATCAACCGTGCTATGGCCCGAGAGATGGGCGTCAGCCGCCCGCCGTTCACATTCCGCCCCCCATACAAAGGCCCAGGCTCTGTCAAGGCTCGAGCCCGTATCGTGTCCAGTGCATGCGTCGAGGGTCGCCTGTATGTGCATCAGGACTGCACCCGGCTGATCCACAGCTATCGGCACTGGATGGGCGCTAACGACGACCTCAAACACCCGTTTGACGCAGCCGGATACATCGCTGAGCATTGGCTCTCACCCATCACCCGCTCGGGTGCTGCTATGACGCTGGTACGATGATCCCTCTATTCGCTGAACTCTGCGCAGGAACGGCGGCCCTGTCTCTCCGCCTCCATGGTGGGAAACACGCCCGCCCGCCTGTGTCGAGGATGGGCAATAAACAGGGCTATGCTAGCGCCATCCTGCGCACCCTGGGGCTACGCTCTGGCAGTGGTGCTGCTCGCTATCTGTGGTGTGAGCCGGACGACGGATGCCGCCTACTCTTGACCAGCTACACAGACGCCGATCTGAGGAGCAAATCGGCGGAAATCATTCGGAGTTGGAAGGAAGAAGACCCGCGCAAATTATGGGAACGGCTGCGCGCAGAGGGGCCCGTTAAGTCGCCCCCGGCCGATCCTCGGGAGGTGGCGCGGTGGTGCTGGGTTACAGGTCATGGCGATTTTTCGCAACCTCCCCGATTGGCTGCACAATATGCAAGCCCTGAGGGGCGCGCTGATGGTTCGTGGGCTGCGCCTCCCCGCGATTGGCTATGCCGTCGCCTATCCACCCTCCCCACCCTACCCGCCTCCATCCTCCCCGACGCCCGGGCGGTCGAGCCGCCACAGTTACCCCCCGGCTCTGTGGTCTACATCGATCCGCCCTACCTCAACACAACCGGATACGCTCACGACCTCGGCAGGGATGCGGTCTGTGAGCTTGCAGAGCGGTGGGCGAGCGCTGGCGCGTGGGTGGTCATCTCCGAGGCTGAGCCGCTGGCCGAGCTTGACGGCTGGCATCAGGTAGAGATCACCGGCGAGCGTGTCGGGCAGAAACGCACGTTTAGCAAGCAGCAACGCGAATACCTCACCATGAGCCGCCCGCCTCTCTGGCGTCCAGCGGTCCAATCCTCCCTCTTCTCCATGGCGGCTAAGTAATGGCCTATCCCCTGATTGATTCCACGACCCAAGACCGGCTCGAAGAGCAGCGACTTCGAGAGCGTATGCTCGAGGGTCAGCATGAAAACGACATTATCAACGAAATCCAAAAGGATTACGCTGTCGAGATTGCGGCAGAGCTTCAGTTAAATCCTGACCTGTCTGAGAACACGTTTCGGATGGTGCTCAGCCAATTGGCCGTGTCCTACAACGACGCGCCGACTGTCGAGGCTGACGGTGTCGAGGATTTCAGCGCCATCATTACCCCGGCCATCTGGCCCAAGATGCAGCAGCGAGACCTGCTCACCCGAGGTATCCGGGAGTGCTTCGTGCGGGTCGACTGGCCGACAGACCCGAGCGCCCCCCAAGAGGTGCGATATCGGGTCGTGCCTCCGGGCAATGTCGTCAAGTGTGAGGCCCTGAGCGGCTATCCTGACCGCCCTGGGTGCCTGACAGAGGTACGACAGCGGCTGAGGCTCGACGAGGCAGGGAGACCGGTCTCTGTGGAGACTTACGAGACCTGGGACGTTACCGGTGATGAGCCGGTATTCAGGATCGAGGAGGTCAGCGACGAGGGCCAGCGCGTCGACATGACCGCCCACTACAGCGGTAGCACCGAGTATCCCTACACCGACGAGGCGGGGCCCATCTTCCCGTATGTGCTCTATCATGCTGAGCTACAGGACAAGCTGTGGGCATACAAAGCGGGTATTGAACTGGTGCGGGGTACTCTCCGCCTCGCTGTGGGCTATACCGATTGGTGGTCTAATTTTCAGTCGTCCGCATCGCCCCAGCGGGTCGCGATTGATCTGGACCTGCCAGCAGGGCAGACCCAGACGCTGCAGAACAGCCGCAACGTGGAGACAATCACAGCCGGGCCCAAGACCATTCTCAAATTCAGCAGCCAGCGGGACAGCGCTGGGCGGATCGACACCTACCCGCCCGGGATGTCACCCAGCGAGGGCATAGAGGCGCTGAGGAGCTACGCCGAGCGGCTGGCGGTGTTTGCTGGGCTGAATCCTGGAGACCTGCAATCAAGCGGCTCACCACAGAGCGGCATCAGCATCATTGTCAGCAGGGACGGACAGCGACGAGCCCAGCAGAAAGCCGAGCCCGTCAACCGCGAGGGAGACCAGCAGCTAATGGCCCTCGCCGCCAGACTGGCCAACGTCTACGGCGGTCACAATCTGCCGACTATGGAGCGGGCGTATCGCATTGAGTATGCGCAGCTTGGACTAAGCCAGACAGAGCGGAAAACCCTGATCGAAAACCTCGAGCGTGAGCAGTCGCTTGGGCTGGTGTCAAGGATGACAATGGTCCGCAGCCTACACCCTGGGCTTGACAGTGACGAGGCCGCCCTCGCCTACCTTGTGGAGCAGCAAGCCCAAGAGATGGCGCTTGGCGCGGCACTCGCTGAAATGATGCCCACCGAAGAATAAGGAGCCACCATGAGCGACGAAAACACAGCAGCACCCACCGAGAACGCCAAGATGATGCGTGAGCAGATTCGGGCAGTCACCCAGCAGCGCGACGAATTCAAGGCCAGAGCCGCCGCACTGGAGCCGCTACAGGAGCAGGTCAGCGCCCTACAGACGCAGCTTAAAACCGTGACCACGCGACATGAGCAGGACCTACACCTGACAGGGCTGGGCATCACCAGCAAGCGCGCCCAGCGGGTGCTGAGGCGGGAGTATCAGGCGGAAATAGCAGAGGTTGGCGACAATGAGCCGCCCGCGTTCGCTGACTACCTGGAGACCCTCAAGGGTGATCAGGTATTCGGGGTCTGGTTCCCAAGCGATGCGCCCGCCGCCGCTGAGGCAGCACCCGCCCCAGCAGCCCCCGCCCCCCGCAAGCCAGCCAGCAGCCCCAACGCGGGCACCGACGAGCCCAAGCCAGCGCCCACGTCGCTGGCAAACCAATACTCGGCACTGAAAGCCCGGCACGGGGTAGACGCAGGGAGGATGATGCTCGAGGCCCTGAAAAAAAAGGGATTGGTCAGATAAGGCGTATGGTCTTGCGTGATTGTTCTGCGGTGCATTACAATCTCGGCGGGTCCCTCGGTTGGCTGTCCGGTATCAGCCTCGCCCGCCCGGCGCATTGGGCATGACCCATACCGCAACACCTCATCACAGGTAGAACCATGCCCATCAATACAACCGATCTCACAACCAACGGCGGTCTCGTCGCATCTGTACTTTCTGACTTGGTCCTGGCCCAGTCGTACGATCCCACAGACCTCACCGCCCTCATGACCCGCATTCCATGGAGCCCCAGCGGCTCGAAAACCATGGACGTCACGCAGGATTCTATCCCTCAGCCCTTCGTCACGCGGGCAGAGACCGGCGCTGGAATCACCGACGCCACCTACACGACCAGCGAATTCAGCCTCGCCCCGTCGCTGTACGCCCTCCAGTACTCAATCACTGACCTCGTCCCAGTGGCAGGCAGCCCGATTGATGTCGAGCGCGTCGCCGCTAACCTCGTCGCCGGTGTCGGCCTGACGATGACGGATCTGCTCTGTGCGCTGTTTGGCTCACTGAGTAACTCCGTGGGTACCACCACCGTCGACTTGACCGTGTCGGACATCTTCGATGCTGTCTATCAACTGAACAGCAGCAACGTCAGCGGAAACTACGCCGCCGTCCTGTATCCTCAGCAGTTCAACGACTTCCAGAACAGCCTGCGGGCTGAGGCTGGCGCGGTTCAGTTTGCCCCCGCCTCTGCTCAGATGCTTGCAGCCAAGGGCCCCGGATATAAAGGCTCATGGCTCAATATCGATTTCTACCAGTCCGATTCTGTGGGCACCGCTAACGGCGGCGCTGACAGTGCTGGGGCGATGTTTGGCGCTGGCGCGTTCGCTTACACCCTCGCTGACCCTCGGGTCATTCAAGGGCACATCCCGAACGACTCTGTGCTGATGGCCAACGAGGTCATGCTGCTCGAGATGTCCCGCGATTCTGCCAATTTCAAGACCGCACTAGTCGGGCAGATCTACCCCGCTGTGGTCGAGGCTGAGGACGCCCGAGGCGTCAAGATCGTCACCGACCGATAACC